TATGCCAATGAAACCAGGAATGCGCGGCTTTCAAACACTAACCCCCGCAATGCACCAAACCACAGCTGGCCCTACGCGTATGTCCAAACGTATGGCTAAAGGCGGTATGACCGAAGCTATGGATATGAAACAAGACAAAGCTATGATGCAAAAGGCCGTGAATAAACACGAAGGCCGCTTGCATAAAGGCGCAAGTATGACTAAGCTCTCTGCTGGTGGTTATACACGCGCTGCTGATGGTATTGCCCAAAAAGGCAAGACCCGTGGCAAGATGTGCTAAGGAGCTAACATGAGCCCAGCAGAAAAAGCAGCACGGGAAGAAATGGCCGACCGCAAGATGAACGCGGCCACTGAAAAAGCTTATTCAAAATCTTTGACCAATACTGAATATGCGCCTGAGAAAAAAGACCCTCGTGATGCTGTTCGCGGTCAACGCGGATACGCTAAAGGCGGCTCTGTTGGCTCTGCTTCTAAGCGTGCTGACGGCATTGCACAGCGTGGTAAAACTCGTGGCACTATGGTCATGTGCGGTGGCGGAATGACGAAAGGTTACAAATGACATCCCCAATCCCAAAACCCAAACCTACGGCTCCTACGGCTCCTACGGCTCCTACGCCCCCAAAAAGGCCAGAGCCTCCACCTCCTCCAAGAAGGCCAGAGCCTCCACCTCCGCCTCCTAAAAGAACGCCTCCCCCTACTCCAGTAACAGGCAGGCCCGGTAAAACGCCTTCCGCCATGATCATGAAAAAAGGCGGTAAGGTTAAAGCTAGGGGTAAGAAGTGATAGCCAGTCGCGGCATGGGTGACATCCTGCCTTCTAAAATGCCCAAGGGCGCTAAGAAGGCCCGTCGGGATGACACCGACTTTACCCAATACGCCGAAGGCGGAAAGGTTGGACTCTATGCCAATATCAATGCAAAACGTAAAAGAATTGCCGCAGGCTCTAAAGAGAAAATGCGCAAGCCTGGTAGCAAGGGTGCGCCAACTGCTCAAGCGTTCATAAACTCAGCAAAAACCGCAAAAACTTAAAGGAACACTATGTCACAACTTACACTAACCCCCGAAGAAGACGCAGCAGTATTAAGCGCTTTGCGTGCTCAACAGACTCAGTACCAAGCTATGTTTGGCTCTGCTGATGCTGCTATTGCGGAATTGATTGCTAAGGTTGAAGGCCAACTGCCCCAGCCTGAGCCCGTGGAAGTCGCTCAAGCAGAAGCTGCCGCTGAAGCCGCTTTTATGAATGACGAGCCACACGAGCAACATACTCCCGAAGACGACGCAGCCACCGCAGCGGAGTAATCTATGGCCCTCTCAGGAACCACCTCGTTCAATCTGGAACTCACGGAGATCGTTGAGGAGGCTTTTGAACGGGCTGGTGTTGAGTTGCGCTCTGGTTACGACCTACGCACTGCAAGAAGAAGTTTGAATCTTCTGTTTGCTGATTGGGCTAACCGTGGTTTGAACATGTGGACGTTTGAGCAGGGGACTATCCCCTTGATTCAAGGTGTCGCCACATACGATCTTCCCTCGGATACCGTTGATCTTATTGAACACGTTATCCGTACAGGCGCGGGCAGTGCTTCTACGCAAGCTGATCTAACCATCACGCGTATTAGTGTTTCTACTTACGCCACTATTCCAAACAAGCTGCAACAGGCCCGGCCCATCCAAGTATGGATTGAGCGTCGGCAAGAAACCCCCCGTTTTACGGTTTGGCCTGTGCCAGATCAGGGTACGGCATTGCAGCCCGTCTACACATTTGTGTATTGGCGTTTAAAGCGTATTGACGACGCAGGTAGCGGCTCCAACACCATGGACATACCTTTCCGTTTTTTACCCTGTATGGTAGCGGGCTTGGCGTACTACATTGCCATGAAAGTACCCGGTGGTTTAGAACGCTTGGAAGTTTTAAAAAATCAATACAGCGAAGCTTGGGAACTGGCTTCTACGGAAGACCGCGAATCAGCAGCTATCCGCTTTGTGCCTAGACAAATGCAGATTGGTGGAGGCAGCTAATGGGTAATCGGTTTGCAGACGGCCGAATAGCAATCGCCGAATGTGACCGGTGTGGCCAACAGTTTAGGTTAAAGCAGTTAAAGAAAGAAGTCTTAAAGACTAAAATCTATAACTTGCTTGTTTGCCCTGAGTGCTGGGACCCAGATCAGCCGCAGTTGCAGTTGGGTATGTACCCAGTGGATGACCCACAGGCTCTACGCAATCCGCGTAGGGATACAACCTACGTAACTTCTGGCCCTAACAACGCTGGTAACCCGAGCGGTGGTAGTAGAGATATTCAGTGGGGCTGGAGTCCGGTTGGCGGAGCTAGAGGAGTTGATGCGGGGTTGACGCCAAACTACTTGGTGGCAACGACATTTGTTGGTACAGTAACGATAACGGTATCCTAAGGAGTAATCATGGCATATACAAAATCAGCAGACGGCGTCGCTTCACGCGGCAAGACATCTGTCAAAGTTTTTTCTAACAGCGGTTCTAATCAAAAAGAAACGATGGGTGGTAAAAAATCTTCTGGCGTAAAGAATGGCGCGGCTTTAAAAGTTGGTCGCAATTTGGCGCGCGTAGCTAACCAGCGTGGTGGTTAACGTGGCCAAGTACAGTCAAAAACTAATGGGTAAAGAAGTCGGTCAAGCCGACGTATACGCGGAGCCTCACACTATGACCGGCAAAAAAGTTAAAGCGTCATCAAATCCTGGTAAAGATACCGATTTGACCAGCACAGATAAAATGCACATGAGCGTTGGCACGTACAACAATCGTAAGAATGAACCCGGCATTAAAACCTCCGGTATCAAGATTCGCGGTACTGGCGCAGCCACCAAAGGCACAATGGCTAGGGGCCCAATGGCATGAACTATGCTGAACTTGTTACCGCGGTACAAGACTACTGCGAAAACAACTTCCCAACGACTGACATGGATACGTTTATCCGTCAGGCGGAGCAGCGCATCTATAACACAGTACAGATTGCCAATTTACGTAAGAACGTAATCGGTGTTTTGACGCCTGGTAATAAGTATCTATCTGCCCCAAATGATTTTTTGTCGGCGTATAGCATAGCCATATATCCTTCCAACACTACTACAGCCACAGGTAGCTCTGGCGCTACCACAATTACGGTCGCTAGTAACACCGGGATTGTTGCTGGGCAGTATGCGACTGGCACCGGTATTGCCCCAAACGCTACTGTGGTGTCAGTTGTTAGTACAACTATTACGTTGTCAATAGCCAACACAGCAGCTGTTACAGGCAGTGTTGTGTTTGAAGGGGAGTATTCTTACTTACTTGATAAAGACGTAAACTTTATCCGTGAGGCATACCCAAACCAGTCGCAAGTAGCAAAGCCAAAATACTACGCTATCTTTGGCCCCCAAACTGGCAACGTAACTGAGTTGTCATTCATTCTGGGTCCAACGCCAGACGCTAGTTATTACGCTGAGCTTCACTATTACTACTACCCTGTTTCAATCACTGATCCTGCAAGCCTTGGCGTTACATGGCTTGGGGATAACTTTGACTCTGCGCTGCTAAACGGTACGTTGATGGAAGCGGCGACATACATGAAAGCGTCTGCGGAAGACGCCGCGTTGTATGAAAAGCGCTACATTCAGTCCATTGCTCTGCTCAAGAACTTGGGTGACGGTAAACAGCGTATGGACGCTTATCGTGATGGTCAGGTTAGGGTCAAAGTATCATGAGTATTGTTCAGACCCAAACCACCAGCTTTAAAAAAGAGCTATACCAAGGTATCCACGACCTATCTACGGACGTCATCAAGATTGCGTTGTACACAGCCAACGCTGATCTAAATGCGGATACCACGGTGTACTCTAGCTCTAATGAAGTTGTAGCTTCGGGCTACACTGCAACAGGGTCAATACTTACTCCCGTGACAATTAGCTCTTCTGGGTACACCGCTTACGTTAGTTTCCCTAACGTGTCTTGGACAGCCGCACTGACGGCCAGATGCGCATTGATTTACAACTCTTCTCAAGCTGATAGATCAATTGCAGTGTTGGACTTTGGTTCTGATAAAACTTCTACAACCACGTTTACAATCACCATGCCAGCAGATACCTCAACCGCA